ACCCACTGAACAAGAACCTGTAGCGGCGGAAGCTGGCGATCATCAGGCTCCAGAGGAACCACAGGAAGCAACGGGCGAAAAAGAACCAGAGGCGTCGCCGGTCCCTGAGAAAGAAGCGGATAGTCCAACAGTACCGATTACCGCCTTACATGGAGAACGGGAACGCAGACAGGCAGCGGAGCGTGAACTAGCGGCATATCGCCAACAGCAATCGCAAGTTGCGGAACCTGACCCCTATGAAGACCCGGACGGATTTGCATCCTACCGGCAGCAGCAAGCGCAGTCTGTACAAGCACGGCAGAACCAACAAAACCTGAACAACATCCTGATGAATGAGCGCATTAACATTACGGAAGTAATCGCAAGGCGTGACCATGAGGACTACGATCAGGTGAAGGACGTTTTCGCTGACGCAGCGCAGAATAACCCCGCATTAATCGCGGGCTTACGTGAAGCACCCGACCCGGCTGGTTATGCCTACCGAGAAGGCCAGAAAATCATGGCGCAACAGGAAATCGGGAATGATCCAGCGGCATACCGCGAAAAGATCAAGGCTGAAATCCTGGCTGAACTTCGGACGGAACAGAATTCCGCAGACAAAGCTGAAAAAGACCTCCGCTCTTCTATCCCTACGCATCTAGCCGACCAGCGTTCTGTCTCCGCCCGTAGTGGGCCTGAGTGGGGCGGTCCTGCTTCTTTAGACGACATTTTCAAGGACATAGGCTAGGCAAACAAGGCCCGTCGTGATGACGCGCTTTTCCCTTAGATGGAGATAACAAATGGCTGATACATCAGCAGCAACGGGCTTAACGGTCCAACAGTGGGACGCTAAGTTCTACAAGGAATACTTGGAGCAAAACCGCTTCAAGCATGGGATGGGAACATCTCAGAATTCCATCATCCAGGTTAAAGAAGACCTGACCAAGAAACCGGGCGACAGCCTGACTTATGCCCTCGTTAACAAGCTTTCTGGTGCCGGTGTTACTGGTTCCTCGACGCTTGAGGGCAATGAAGAAGCACTTGATAGCCGCTCCTTCAAGGTCACTGTTGATCAAATTCGGAACGCAGTACGTGTTTCCACCCTGGAAGAACAATTTTCTTCCATTGGCCTGCGTCAAGCAGCCCGTTCGACCCTCAAAGATTGGATCATGGAAAAGACCCGTGACGATATCATTGCGGCAATGAGTTCGATTAACGGTGTGGCGTATGGTTCCGCTTCGGAAGCCCAAAAGGACGCATGGCTGGTCGATAACGTGGACCGCGTGTTGTTCGGTGCCTTGGTTGGCAACGACAGCGGTCCAGGCGACCACAGTGCAGCTTTGGCGAACATCGACAACACGGCTGACAAGCTGACGCCGGGCGCGGTAAACCTGATGAAACGGATTGCGCTTACTGCTGATCCGAAAATCCGGCCTATCCGCACCACGGAGGACGAGCGCTGGTATGTGCTTTATTGTAACAGCCTTGTGTTCCGTGATCTAGCTGCTAACAGCGACATGCAGACCGCCAACCGTGACGCACGCGCACGCGGCGAGAATAACCCGCTGTTCAGTGGTGGTGACTTGATGTGGGACGGTGTTATCATCAAAGACATCCCTGATATCCCTGTGACTGGTGCCGTTGGCGCTGGCAGCATTCAGGTTGCACCGGCTTACCTTTGTGGCGCTCAAGCCGTCGCAATGGGTTGGGCATCGCGTACCAAAACTGTCACTGAAGAATTCGATTATGGCGATAAGCATGGCGTTGCCTGTGCTGAAATTCGCGCAATCGAGAAAATGACCTTCGGGTCAGGTTCGGGCGATACCGACGATCTTAAAGATCACGGCATGGTTACGGGCTTCTTCGCGGCTGTTGCAGACGCATAATGGCGGCTGAAACCTTAACCAGCACCCGTGCCGCTGCTTCCTTTCCGGTTGCAGCGGGCGGGCCTGCTGGAATGCTCATGGTTGCCACAGGCACCTATGAGATCGCGGCTAACGTCGAAGCTGGTGATATCTTTGAGATGTGCAAAGTGCCGGCTAACGCGATTGTGGTTGGTGGTTATTTATACGGGGATGACCTCGATACGGACGCCACGGAAACAATCGATTTGGATATTGGTTGGAAAGCCAACGACGACGAAGTAACCGATACCGATGGGTTTGGTAATTTCGGTGTGCAGAACGGCGACGCAATCACCAACTGGAAACCTGTGGCGGGGATTTATCTCGGCTTCCAAGGGGTTTTGTTGGCGGATGGTCCCAAGCACTTCACGGCAGAAACTACCCTGCAAGTGATCTTTAATGCTGCTGCTGCAACAGGCGGCACGGGTACGCTTAGCATGGTCGTCTTCTACTTTGTTGACGAAAACTACTCGTAAAACTAGGGCGGGGCTTCGGCCTCGCCTATTTCTTTTGAGGATTTTATGAGCAAAACAAAAGTCGATATTCGCAATCTCATCCTGAAAAACATGGGTGTATTGGCGGCGGGGGAAACCGCGTCTGCCGAGGATGCATCAGATGTTGAGGAAATGATTGATCTCGCTCACGCAACCCTACGGGAACGCGGGATCGCATTGTGGGACGTTGATTTAGTCCCTGATGAAGTTTCTTTGCCTTTGGCTCAGTTTGTCAGCGGGTTAATGCGCGATACAGACTTTGTAGCGGCTGGCAAAGAGCAATCGATTGCGACGAATATGGTAATCGGCATTGAAGAGCTATTCCGCCTGACCAGCATCAAGGCGACTTCCAGCCCTGTCAAAGCGGAGTATTTTTGATGACAGAACTTCGCAACCTATTACAGCTTCCGACAGGCTACGGCTCCCCCCTGCCCTCCTTGCGGCCCCAAGTTCAGGCTGGCACGTTTGCCCCTCAGAATGATCATGTTATGACCCCATCGCCTACTGTGGGCGCTATAGGGGATGATCGCTTCGCCAACAACAACGTAGGCGACGGCGGCGCAGGCGGCGGTTTTGGCAATGACGGCGGCAATTCTGTTGACCCCGGCGTAGCTGGTACTATCGGAGATTTCAGCGATATGTCCTGGAGTGGTTCAGGCGCAAAAGCTGGTGGTACTCTGGGCGGTCTTGCCCTCGGACCCATTGGGATGATCGGCGGCACAGTTATCGGCGGCGTGATAGGCGGCGCATTAAGCGGCCCGACACATTCAGCACCTGACCCGGCTGGCCTCGATGCCCCGTCATTCTCGGATATAAGTGACGAAATAGACGCGGAAATAGACGCCGGTCTAGGCGGCTTCGGCGGCGATGGCGGCGACGGTGCAAGCGTAGGCGACCCAAGTGCAGGCGATGCAAACAGCGGCGGCACAGGCTTCGGCGGCGGTTCGGACGGTCCTTTCTAAATGAGAATACCCTTTGCAATCCACAGCTATCAGACGCCCGCAAAGCATCTGTCAGCGCAAAGGTGCCTGAACCTCTATTTTGAGGCGGCACCCGATGACGCGAAGATGAAAGGCATGTTGATCGGCACGCCTGGATTAACCGAATTCTCGGACATTAGCACCGACCCGGTTCGCGGCATGGCGATGTTTCAAGGGACGCTATGCGCCGTTGTGGGTGATAGGTTCTATACCATCGACAGCACCGGCACAGCGACCAATGAAGGCGGCGTGAACGCGGGGACTGACCCGGTGATCATGGTCGGTAATCCGACACAGTTAGCGGTTCTAAGCGGCTCCAGTGCCAATGATCTCTATGTATGGGACGGGGCGACATTGACGGCTGTTGCGGACCCTGACTACCTTGGTGCCGTTCATATGGCCTATCTGGATGGCTACCTAGTCGCAGTACGCCCCAATAGCGGGCGCTTTGCAATCTCTGACCTGTTGGACTTCACGGCCTGGGATGCCCTGAACTTTGCAAACGCAGAGGGTGCGCCGGATTATACAATCGCGGTTGCTTCTGTGCATAGGGAGCTATGGTTCTTTGGCGAGACGACAACGGAAATCTGGTACAATTCAGGTAACGCCGATTTCCCGATGCAGCGCAATCAGGGCGGCTTTGTAGAACGCGGCTGTGGAGCGCCTAACAGCGTTGTGACGGCGGATAACTCGGTGTTCTGGCTTGGTAACGACGGCATCGTGTACCGGGGCGAAGGATACACGCCTAGACGCATATCAACACATGCGATTGAGGCGGCTTTTAGCGGCTATGCAGACACATCAAGCGGCGTAGGCTGGACCTACACGGAACGCGGCCACACGTTCTATGTGCTGAGTTTCGCGGAGGCGACTTGGTGCTACGATATGTCAACCGGCCTATGGGCTGAACGTGCATCGTACCAGTTGAACCGCTGGCGTCCTGATAACTCGGCAATCGGCTTTAACAAGCTTCTGGTTGGCGATCACGAAACCGGCAAGATATACGAAATGTCTACCGATATTTACACCGACAACGGCGATTATATCGAGCGTGAAGCTGTCACAGCGCCTATCCACGGCGACGGGCGGCGGGTTTCTTTTGGGCGCATAGACTTTGAATGCGACTTCGGGCAAGGCTTGAATTCTGGTCAAGGTTC